GCCGACCTGGGCGTGAGGTGAACTTTACGGAATTCCGCTTTGTCGACGGACTCACTTCGGTGGGGGCTACTAGACTAAACCCGTGTTTGGACGCATATCTACGGACGTGTATCTACGCACAACAGTGATGACGTTGCCGTTGTCGCTGAGCAATACAACAAGCTTACGGGACGTTGAACCATGGATGTTCAAGATAGCCCGCGAGAGGCCTGGCATGTACACTATTCGCGTTCTCCTGCCTGCAGTATTTTGCTGCCCGTGTGAGCCGACTGGTGTTCAGCGCAAGATTTTGGTTAATTTCACTGGCGAAGAGTTTGCAAAGCTCGACAAAGTGATCATGAATCAGACCTACGCTGAGAGCAAGTCAAAGGTGCAGAGTACGATCGTGTACCAGCACGCATCAGTTATTTGGCCTACATTTACGCCAGATGACGTCACGATGCGCACGCTTGGTGCATGGGCTGTCACTCAGTACCGATGTAACGGGTCTTGGAGAAAATTCATTTATGAATGCTTTCCCTGCTGGTCCTTTGTTCAGAAAGAGGTTCGCCTTGATTTGAGGAATGGTAAAGGCAGCTCGCAGGTGGCAATTGCGAACGATGAACCCCCTCAGGCAGGGACTCAGAACGCAGCAGCAGCAGCAGCAGCAGCAGGAGGTGCACCCGCACCTGCAGCGGCAGCCGCAGCAACAGCTACAGCGACTGCAGCAGCAGCAGCAGCAGGTGCATCCGCACCGGCAGCGGCAGCCGCGGCAGCAGCTACAGCGAATGCAGCGACGGCAGCAGCAGGTGCATCCGCACCGGCAGCGGCAGCAGCGGCAGCAGCTAGTTCAGGGACTCAGCCTGGGGTCAGCGCCCCTCCTTCACTACCCACACCACCTGGTCCTACTCCGGCACTCGACGCGCCATCTGGACCACCGCGCACTCTCGGACCCCCGAGAAACAGTCTAGGTTATGTAGAGCCTGGCCACGGCAGTGACGACCTACACCCGCTTGGGGGCGTGGACGCAGAGGATTCTGCAATCCGCGCCGCTCGGCAGGACAGGGTTGTTCCTAATGAGGCTGGACTAGGAGTGGTTGGTCAATCCAGTGACCCCGACAACGGTAAGCAGATCGTTGGCGTGGTGTCATTGCCTGTGACTGATCCCCCGAACGTGTACGCTAAAGAAGTTGCAAACGTAGAGAAGGCGATCGAAGAGAGGATCACGAAGAAGCAGCGCCCGTTCACTGCCACTAAAGATGACAAAGCCCTCCTTGGCAGGATGGTTTCGGAATCAATTGGTAATGACCCGCGTCGCTCACTTTTCAGCACTAAGCGAGTGGCTGACTGGTGGGAGAAGCATCTCTTCAACGATCTGAAGTCTGGCAAGTGGACCGAGGACCGACTGTCGAGGACGATTGAAGGCTTGTGTTGCCGTGTAACACCGGGCTTTAAACTTTCTTGTGATGTCAAACTCGAACCCATGCCGGAAGGCAAGGCGCCTCGGCTTCTCATTGCCGACGGAGACGAGGGTCAAGTGCTTGCACTCCTCACGATCTGTTGCATTGAGGATCTGATCAAGAAGCACCTCCCAAAGAAGACCATCAAGGGTCTTGGGAAGCGCCCTGCCATGGAGAGGATCGCCAAGGAGCTCCGCGCGCCAAAAGCCGCCTACACGAAGACGAAGCAAACCGATCGGGCGCCGCAGGGGCAGCGCACCGGGTTTAGCAAGATGCCATCTCCTGGTGTCTCGATCTTCGAGGGTGACGGCTCGGCGTGGGACACTACGTGCAGCGCCCCGCTTCGTGATTGTGTTGAGAATCCTGTAATCATGCATGTTGGCTCAGTTCTGAAAGCACTTATGGTGCAGCCGGACAGCTGGGTTGACGCGCATGGTGACGTGTCGTGTTTGGAAAAGCTAGCATTAACTTTCAAGAAGAACGGTCAGTTCAGGAAGTTTTTGATAGACGCCATCCGACGCAGCGGGCATCGAGGCACTTCTTGTCTGAACTGGTGGGTTAACTACGTGTGCTGGCATTGCGCAATCTTCGAGAAACCTGAGATTTTCCTTGACCCTGACGTACGTTATGGCATGGATCACTCGGGCATTTATCGTTGGCTCGCAAGCGGCTACGAAGGGGATGACAGCATCCTATCCACCACGCCGAAGATCGCGGAGAAGGACGAGTTGTACGTGTCCATCATGCAACGATGGGAGCGTTTCGGCTTCAATATGAAGATTTTCATAAGGAAGGAGCGTGCACTGTTCACCGGCTACTACATGGCCATAGACGAAGACGGACCCACTGGCGTGCTCATGCCGGAGGTGGATCGTTGCTTCGCGCGCGCAGGCGTCTCGTGCAGCCCGGCGATGATTGCGTACTTCAAGGCAGAAGACCGTAAAGGATGCCAGTCGGTGTCCCGAGCGGCGGCTTTGTCACGTGCGTATGAGTTTGCTGGCTGTTCGCCGACTATCTCGACCAAGTACCTGCGGTACTACGAGAGCCTGACCGTGAAGACGTGCGTGGACCGAGACCTGGAGATGCGGATTTGCGGCGGGGGCCGTGAGTTCGATGCTCCGGTGTTCTCCGAGCCTGACATTGTGGCGGAGATCAACACCAAGAACGGGGCAGCCATGTCCTTCGACAGTTCCGAGCGTGACCGCTTGGCTGCCGTTGGATTTGCTTGCACGGAGGAGGAGTTATCACAATTCACGCTCAGGTTGTGGGATTACGACCAGTTGAAGGACTGGGAGGGCTTTCGCGAGAGCCTCCCAGAGTCATGGCGGACTGAGCGCGCAGCGGTGTGCGCTTAGGGTCGTTGCGGCCAAGCTTAATGCATTGCGGTTTCACACCGTGTCGTTTTAATTAGGAGTCCCAGGCCTCACGGAGGAAATGCCGTGGGGGAGATGACGTAGCGCATATGCAATCTGGAGGATGTTCACCCCTCTCTCCTTTGCGCGGGGTATTGAAGGGAGATACCCTAACAAGTCAGGCTTATTCTTGACCCCTCCCTCGATGTGCACGAGGAGGGCGCAGCCTGCCGGACCAGTGAGGAGCTGGCCTGAGGTGAAGGTCGTATGGAGCGCGGGCTTGACAGCCGCGTAGGGTTAGCCGCCTTAATTCATACAGGAGTTCCCCCTCTCCCGCGCTGTCCCTTAGGGACGGTGACCCCAGTTGCAGAGCCGTAATGGCGCTGTCAGTTGGAAGGGGAACTAAGGAATGGTTACACCGTGTGTCGACACTGCCGTGTGCGCGCTGTACGTGTTTTGGGAGCCCTCCAGGGCGGAATAGGTGTTTTCGATGAGAACGCGCCTGTGATTTCCGCTTCTGCAAGGCCCATTACCCTCAGTGGCACCAGACAAAATCGGCCTCGCCTAGTAACAAGGATACGTATTCTAAGCCCACCGACCTCTCACGTTGACTATGCCAGTGGTTCGCCCACGGTAGCAGTTGATTCCATTCAAGTCATGTCGGTTGAGGGTGGTTCTTGAGCCCACTCTTTGGAAAACATTAGGAGTTAATCGCCTAGCTCGGCGCCGAACGGGGAAACCCGATATTTTTGGCCGAGCAAGTGTTGGGATGCGTATCTTGGGCGTGCTGTCAGTGCGGTCGGCGGGTTAATAACCCAGATGCTGAAGGCCGTGCGAAGTGCACTGTAAATAGAAGTTTCACACCATGCTCCGGCGTGGCGCGATTCTTCCTTGGTGGGTTGAACCCCACCCGACGCAACACCAGATCACAGTTCGTGTTTTGGGAGCCCTCCGGGGTGGAGCTGGGTACCTGCAAGGCCGTACCTGTAACCTCCACACTCGCAAGGCCCATTACCCTCGGTGGGAAGGAGTGGCGAAGGGTTTGTACTGTGGGTGCCGTCGCGGTCAGCGACGTTCACACATGCACGCTAAGGGAGGATTGCGCCATGGGGAGACCATGGCCGTGACGCCATTTTGGCTCACGAAGACCTGGAGAGGACATCGGTTGTCTTCTTCGCGAGTCTTCTCAATCCAGCAAAATTGGGACGGTTCTGAGTGACTGTTTCGCACGCCAGGCACCGCAAGTCAACTTGACCGTTGACCACAGTTGTGTCTGCCATGAATCTGAGTCCGAAGCAGGAGGCACGCCTCGCACAGGCACTTCCAGCAGCGAAAGCGAAGCTGAGGGCTCAGTTCAAGGACCAGCAGGCGCAAAACGCGCAGGCCAAGAAGAGGGCCCCACCACGGGCTCCAAACAAGATGGTCGCACGCATTGCGACGCCAGCGCCATACGCCTTCAACGGTTTTGACGCTCGGCACATGCCTCTTGACGAGGTCACCGCACCATACACCACAACGAACTTCATCACCACCATGGAGTTCCAGTCCAAAGTCAACGTTGGGCAGGTTGTCGTGGTGTGTCAGCGCACTTATTTTTCAAATCAGTCTTACTCTGGACCCGACACTGACTACATCGCCATGATGTATGACGAGACGGAGACCATCGACGGTTCGATCCCAGTCACGAAAGTGGCCCGGGCTCCCATCGTCGGTGCGCCTGACCCCGGAGCGGCTGATGTGCATTTTAGTGTGCGGGCACGCCTACACAATTTGTCGGCCAAGCTTGAATGCTTGGGCACGAACACGGGTCTCTACCCACCAGGTTCGGTGTACTTTGGCAAGGTGCCATGCATCGAGACTGGAACCAAGTCCACGGGGGCCAAAGAAGGCTTGACGATCAAGCAGGCTTGGGCGGACGATTCAATCGCAGTCGGTTATCTGAAAAGTTATCCAGCTGCGTCATTGGTCAGCCACCCGGTCTGCATTGACGCGTCTATCGCTGAAAATGTATCCTACAAGACCTGGAGAGATCTCCTCGTGCCAGCGAGCACTACGGACCAGGGTTCCCTCAGCTTTAAGACGGCGTTGGAACCAATCGTGCTGTACATACCAAAGTGCGGCTCAGGAACTACAGTGGTTGACTACCGCTTGGTGTTGGGACAACAGTGGTGCTCCAGGCACCCGCACGACGTCATCGTGCGCTCAACCCAGAAACAACACAGTGCTACGTCTCCGGATGTGTGGCACAAAGTGCTCAATGCGGCCAAATCAGTAGGCCCGCGGCTCATTGAGCATGCAGCGGATTCGGCTGCGCAGTACGTCGGCGCACGGATGAGACAAGGAGGTCCCGTCGCCGCGGAATTGCCAGCCATGGCAGGGCTTTTCTAGCCACTTTACCAACCTTTTTCTAGCTGGAGAGGGAGACTTGTGGAGGGGAGGACTACAGGAGTTCTCGAAAACTGCAAGCAAAACGACGCG